TTTGCTTTTCAAATGTCAAAAAGGTTAGACATTGATTAAGCGGAAGTCTGGATATTTCATCAAATCGCCTGACATCTCCTTGAGCAAGCGCATAAATGGATGAATACCATCCCCATCGTTTGCCGAATTGTGCTTGTTCAGAATAGTCTGAATCTGCGGATTCTCCTCCAAATAGGTCAATGTACTTTTCAGCAACTCTTTGCCTAAATGATAAAAAAAAACCCTTGAAGCTAAAACTACATCTAAAGGTGCATCAAGCATTTTTTCAGCATAAACATCTGAGCCTTCGTATGACTCAATCGTATATTTATCTTTTAGTTTATTCTTTATCGGCCTAAACATTACTGCCATAGAGCGATGAAGATCAGCAACATCATTAATATAATTGTCAAGATCCATATATTCCCCTTGAGATATATCATCAAGATTTGGAATAAATCCATATTCAATTCCGTTTAAAGTAAATCTATTTTTAAACGCTGGTATTTTAGTAAATAGATTATTAATTGTCGTTACAATCTGAACTATCTGTTTACGTTTAAACTGAGATACATATTTCAATTCTACGTTACAAAAGATTTCAATCATCTTGTGATGAATAAAATCAGATTCTTCATTTTGATCTGCAATCTTTATAAACTTTTGATACTGAGATAGCTTAATTTCGCTTAAATCAGTTGGAATCGTTATTGCTAACTTCATATTCTATAAACGTTAAGTTGATTTTTTTGTTATTAGTACACGAAATACTGTCCTTTGTTGGGATTAGACAAGTGATAGAACACGTTGTAACGTATGGCATCGATTGCGTGATTGTAGTTGTCGATAACCAATCCAGACTTCTTATCTGAGTAGATGTAGTTGTTAAGTTCTTTTGCAATGTTTTGGCTATTAGGTTCTAAAACTATTTCGTAATCCTGCATCAATGCTAGTCCAGCAGTAATTGATCCTGCTCCTTTCTCAGTTGCAACGATATTACAACGCTGATTCTGAAGCTCTGCGATAAGTCTAGGCTCTGCACTATCTGCTACGATTAAGCCATTGCCACAAACCTGCTTGTTAATTACTGCAATCTCACTTGTTGTTAGCTTTGGCTTATACAAATGCTCCTTGACATAAATCTTACGCTTGTTTTTATCGATGGCAACCTCTACCAATGTAGTCGGATCAATAGAGAATCCAAAGTCTTGACCAAATGATGTTTGTAAGTTATCAGGATTAAAATTACCAAAGCTCCAATTAGTAAATACAACTCCTTCTGCTTTGTCTAGCCAACCTCCTAAAATCTGGTGCTGGTATTTCTTTCTGTTTTGCTCTTTTAGCGATTCAATTTGTGTAATGAATGAATCACTTAAATTCTCAATGTTATCTAGGTAGGTTGTATGTATGTAAGTCGTGTCTTGCTTTGTGGTAGATTCTCCTGCCTCCACACCACGAGCTTCAAAGAATCTTTGATAGATAAAATGCTCCTTTGTCGTAGGGTTAAGAATAAGAATTACCCTGTTCTGCTTTGTGTTATGTCTTACAGATAAATCAATCTTATCAAATACATCCTCATCTACAAGCTCTTCTGCTTCATCCAAGACAAATGTAGTGACACCAGAAAGTGATTTTAAATTAGCGGTCTGAGTTCCCGATGATGTCTTGATTCCCTTAAATAGAATTTTGGACTTAGTCTTTAGATTTATGATTTCATCTTTTGTGATTGAGAAATCATTCTCAAGTCCAGCCATTTCTATCTTTTCCACAAACTCTGGAATAATTGAGATGTGAGCTGAGACTAGGGTATAGCGAGTAAATAGTATAACGTGTCCAACTTCATACGTTAGAAGCAAAAGGAATGAGTTTAGAGCAAAGGATTTCCCTGAGCCACGACCTCCAGTTATAACGTAATACCTTGAATCGCTTGCAAAAAGCGGAATGTATTTTTTATTAAGTTCTATCACTTAAAGTTTACGATATCTTTTAAATCGAAATCGTTGATTGTATGCGTTGTATTTTGATCTATAACCTGCTTTGGCATTCCATAACGATACTGAAGCCAAACCTTCATTGCATTAGTATCGCCATCGCTTACCTTTTCGCTCAGTTTAATCCATACTGTTTCAGGCAAACAAACTGCATCCATTGTATCAATCAATGAAAGCACTTCATCTTTTTTCATTCGACCAGAATTTGGTCTTGCTCCTCCGTGTTTCTTTTTCTCTTCCATTTTGAAAAAACTTGAAATCCAAGTTTAGAACTCGTTGTAAACTTTTCTTAACTGACCAAGCATATCTCTCCAGCACGATGGACAAGATGAATCAACAAAAGGAGTATTAAATACCGCTAGATAAATAGCTTGCAACTCTCTTTGTGTCTTTAAACTTAAACTATTTGGATTAGAACCAAAAAAAATAGTCAAATAGTTAAAATCTTCTTCGCTTAAACAATTAGGCTTCTTGTAAGGAAATAGAGCGTTGAGCTTTTGCTTGCGCTCATCACATCCACAATCCCAATCCAATGCTTTTGATAACGCTTCAACTCCTGCTTTAATTCCAGTTGCTTCGGTTATCTTTTCAATCGTATCGCCTAAGCCTTTTGATTTTCTTTTTGCCATAACTTTATTTTTAATTTACATCTCTGAATAGTTTGAAAGATATTCATCAATGGTATTCCTGATTCCTTTGCCATTTTACGCATCGAAACGTTGTTTGTAATATAAATCAGATACATCTTTTTGTCGTACCAGTCCCAAGTATTAATAAAATCTAGGTATGGTTTGACAAACTCTGTTACTTCTTCTTGATAATTATCTTCTTTTAATCCGTATTCTATTTCTTGCGTGATCTCTATCTTATCTACTTTCTTGCGATGCAAGTCCATTGTAAGTGATCGAAGCGTAAAGTAAAAATATGCTTCATTTATTTGCTTACCGTGTACTCGAATGTATGCTTCTTGTACTATATCTTCAGCATAATTCTTCTCGCCAAACCCTTCTACAATTTTAATCCAATGCCGATGGCGAGAGTAAATTTTGTCCATTTAAAGATTATACAATTCTTTTTTTACTCCTATAAAATCTGCTTGTAGATTCTTGTCTTCATCAAGCTCAGCAAGTTTCCCAATGAAAAACTCTACCATATACAAAGCACAATCTTTGGCTTGCTCTTTATCTCCTGTAAAGAATAAGCAGTTATTCACTAAGCTCTTTGCTTCTTCTGCGTAATTCATTGGTTTTTTCGTATTTTCTTTGCCTTCTGAGCGACTTTATATGCTAGGTAGAGTATAACTATCAACTCGAACAAAACAAAGCCTACAATCGCAGTTATTAAATTATCCATTGAACTTATCAAGCTCGTGTTCTAAATACCATTTTGCTTTCTCAAGATCCTGCTTTTTATTTGCTTTCTTGTCAGCTCGCAAGATATATTTTACTGCGTTACCTAAAGCAAAATTCAATTCATAGGCTTCGATAATGTCTATTGCCTCAAATCCTCGTGCCTTGTAATGATCTGGATGATTAACTAAGTCGCTCATAATCACAAAGTTTAAATAATTATTTTTATTATTACAAATTAATCAGTACAAAATCCTGCTTGACATCCTGAACCTGTTCCAAAATGAAAATCCATTTGCAAACCTATTTCTTTAAACTGAAAGTAAGTTCCCTCTTTTTTCCACTTAGCGTGCTTTTCTTGCTCTGCAAACCATTGCATCTTATCAGGCTCTAAATCCCAGTTCTTTCGTAATTGTTGCATTGGTTTATGAAAGCATCCTACACAGTTAGAATCAGCAGGAAAGATTAATGGAGTTGAATCTGCCCATTTCTTTACATCGTAATGGGTAATTCTATTTTCTATCAAAGGAAAATATCCTTCTCGCCATTCTATTTCTTCCCATTTGTTACGGCCATTTGCTGATTGTCCAACAATTCCTTTAAATGTAGTAGATAATCTTTCAGCTCTTTCCATCTCATCGTATCTAAATCCGATGCCCATCTTTACTTTCTCGTTTATATTTTTATACCACCAATCCCAAATTGGTCGCATCTTCATTTCGGTAGTGCAGAATCTCCATTGCTGATTGGGCAATCCTTTTCCTCCTGTTGCTTTGCGATTAACTTGCTCGAATGTTTTACCAGTTAGCCAAATTATCTCTTGCCCTATCAGTTGCTCTAAATCAATTACTGCTTTTAAAGTAATATCTGATTCAGCAGTTGCAATAAATTCCTGTCCAATCTTATCAGATATAAACTGAACTAACTTTGCATCTTTTGGAGTGCAACGTTTATCTTCAATACGAATCAAAGAAAATAGATTATAATCAGCAGGAAAGTGTTTAGCTAGATAGCTTGATGTTTTGCCTCCGCTTAGTGAATTAATAGTTATCATTTAAAATCTAGGTTTAGTCCGTAGTTCTTCATCAAAATCATCAACTGAGTATTTAATCCTTCAGCTCTTGTATTATCCATTAGCTCCATATCCATTCCAATGCGAAAGAATTGAATCATCAATTTACCTGCTTGGAAGTATTGATCGCTTACTTCTCCAGATGGATCGCCTTTGTAAAGTTGTTGCTCTATCTTTAGCAACTCCTCCATTACACTATTTGATTTAGCTTTTAACGATTGGCGATTAAATACGCTTGGTCTAAAATCATTTTCTATGTGGTCAATCAATGCGTTTAGTAATCCGCAGTAAATAACTATCGTTTCTCGCTCTGTTAATTTATTTGCCATAAGTTTTATTATAATAATCTTCAGAATCTAAACCATAAATATGACCTAAGTCGTGACAATCTCTATAAGCATTTTTTATTTGTTCTTTTTCCGTTTTAATTGTTATACCTGCATATTCATCACAAATATGTTTTAGTACATTTGAATAATGTTCATCTCCAGCATCCTTCATTATTTTTGCCATATTATTTAGTAATCCAAATAATGACATTGCTGCCGTTTGTTTATTTCTCATATTTGGTTTAGCTTAAATTTATCTAATAATTCTTTGCAGTCATCTATTGACCTAACAACTGCATAATAATAACCATGAATAAGTGCTTCTCTTTCAAACTCACGTTGAAATTCCGACTTAACTCCTTTAGCCGTTTTAACTTCTACAAAGATTCCTTTCCAAGTATCGTTTGAAATCATCCAAAACATATCAGCAACTCCTCGCTTAACACCTTCCATCTTGAGCTTAACTGCTACAAGGTAATGTCTTTGCCCTCCATTAGGTATTGCAAAAAATGGGAACTTCTCAGCTAAATCTAAATATCTGCAAATGGCTACTTGTAGCTTATGTTCTTCTTGGTTTCTCATTTCATATATTTTAAAATGTGAACAATTACATCTACTGTCCATCCATTGCCTAGCATCTTGTAACGCTGAGAATCTGAAACGTGATTTGTATAATTATCTTTTACAGTTTGTAATCTTTCGCATTCGACTGGGGTAAGTCTTCTTATTGTATTATCTATTCTAGCTAAAACTTGTCCAGCAGTTCCATCTTGTCTTGCTTGAGCCATTAATGTACCTGTTTTACCTCCTTCTCTCCATCTAAATCCTTCATCATTTCTAAAATCTCCTGCAACAACAATATGATTATCAGTAGGAGCTAAACTAGGAGAAGCTCGTAAACAATTACTTTTATCTGTTAAATACTTTGGCTCAAATCCGAAACCAGTCTTTTTTAAATCGTGTCTTTCTTTATGCCTAAAATATCCTAAAATTCTTTTGTTAGTTAAAAAAAACTTTTCACTAACATCATTTTCAATAATATCTTGTATTAAAATTCCCTTGTCTTCTGGTTGTTCAATAATACTTTCTAAATATCCAAATAAACCTTGTGGCTTAAGTCCAATGTTTGTCCAGTACAATCTTTGGCGATTCTGAGCAGATACAAGAGCTGAGTTAATCATTATTGGTTTAACTCCAATTGCCTTAGACAAAATCTTTTCCCACTTCTCCCCCATCATTACATTTTCAAGTAGAAAGTATTTAGGTTTAGTTTCATTTAATAAACGCATATACTCCCAAAACAAATAAGATTGACCTTCAAACTCAAATCCTTCTTCTTTAAGCTCCAAATAATGCTCAAGGGTTAAAATCTCTTGTTCATCTTTTGTACTCATTCCTTTGCGTTTACCTGCAAAGCTAAACGACTGACAAGGCGATCCACCGATTAGTATATCAATCTTTGGCAATGAGTATCCATCTACATTTACAACGCTTCCAAGTTGTTTAGTATTTGGATAGTTTGCCATTGTTACCTGTATGGCATACTTATCAATTTCGGATGCAAAGTAATTATCAACTTTAAATCCTGCTCTCTCTAGAGCTTGTTGTCCACAGGACATTCCATCAAATAGGCTTAGAACATTCATTTATTCGCAAGGTTTAATTTCTCCAGTCTCAGTTAAATATGCTTTAAAATCTGCTAAGTTTTCAATAAACTCCCGATAACATTGAGCTTTACAAGCCATAATAAGCTGATCTTTGTCCTGATATTTAGGTAATAGTGTGGAATAAATACGCTTTTTATCTTCTGCTGATGCTTCGTAAATACCAAATTGAACGATGTAATCGTATAAAACGTGCAAGCCTCCTGCAATCCAATTCATTTTAATTGAACGTTCTTGGCATCTCATCATCTCTTGAGCATACATATTAGCCGAATTAATCGCTGCCATCTTTAAATCAGAATCAGATGGGATAGGTTTTGCAGGCTCTACTACCTTTGCATTGGCAACCTTACGCATCACTTCATTCTTTTGTTCTATAAACTTCTTAATCCATTGAACAAAATTGGAAGGAGAAAAGAAAATTACATCGTTTCCTTGAGAATTATAGTCTCCGTTTAATCCTCGTTTTAAGGCAAGATTTATCTCATCAATAGATAAGTATCCAAAAGACTTAATATCTTCCATTAAAACCAAAACTAGAGCCTTGTGTTCATCATCTGGTAATGGTTTAGATCCTAGCTTTATCTTTGCTAATGAAATTGCTCTCATTGCAAGGTTCATTAAGTCTTGATTTGTAAGACTTGAAATCTTTAAAGATGTTTGAGATTCTACAACATCTTTCTCGCTTCTGGATAGTCCAGTTATAGCGCTACTTGTATGGATTAATGAAAGTTCCATTTTGTATTTCTTCTGTTAGTTGGTCGTGAACATTTTTCAAACTTATCATATTTTGCTGAAGTTTACCTAATTGTTGTTTAGGTTTATTTGATTCAAACTTATTTGCATTACTTATCCAAGTTGCAATTCTTCTTTTTATATCAAAGAATTTTTCCATCTCCCAGCGTTCTTTTCCTTTAGCGTTTTTCTCAGTCCAATAATTAAAGAATTTTACTACTTCTTCATTATTATCAAATAAATAAAAGTGTGGCGAAAGCATTTCGCTGAAAGTTATATCTAATATACTCTTATTTACTTTACTTTCTTTTTCTTTACTTTCCTTTACTTTACTTTGTTGAACGGTCGTTGAACGGTCGTTGAGCACTCGTTTAGCAGCCGATGCTTTTCCTGCTAAAACCCTTTGTTCTTTCATCTTAAAGTAAGGTTCTAAGTACACTAACATCTTTGGAGAAAAAAATCTATTCTCTTCATCAAAATCAAAAAGCTCGTAGTTGCAAAGCACCGTTTTAATCTTGGCATCTGAAGTGCCAAACTCTTCAGCTAAGAGGTCGCAGTCTGCTAATGGATACATCATATCGTGCTGGTCTCTTAGCGTCTCTAATAGCATAAAATAAATGCCATAACCTTCAATTCCTAACTCTTTTCTTAATCGCCTGATTTTGCGATCGTGTCTTGCATTTGAAAAATGCGGAAAGTAAAATGCTTCTTTTTGCATATAGTTAAATAAAAAAGCCAGCTGAGTGAGAGATCAGACTGGCTTAGTTGGTTTTTAACCCTGATAATCACCGAAAGACTCTCACCCCTTTCGCTGATTATATAACAAAGATAACTATTATTATCTCATTTTGCACACTCGTTTTTCAAAGATTCCAGCAAAGTGCGGAAAGTCTTGCTCAAATTTACGAGCGTAATCTGCTGAGTAGTTGTTGTTTATCTTAAACTCATCGTTACGTTCTATCTTAGATTCCCATCTGATGCGTTCAAAGATTGCTTTTGCTCCTATTCTTGTTTGTCCTGCACCGATCATTTGATAAGTATAATGAACAAACTCCTTGTAAAGTCTAGGATTTCTTTCTTGATACTGTTCGAACGTTTCTCTCATCTTTTTTTATCAGTTTAAGTTTGATGTAATTCTTTTGAAGCTCTTTGGCTAGATGTTCTTGCCATTGGTTAAATGTTAGCTCTCTCATAATCTGTTTAATTTAACGATGTTCCAGTTAGGTATCCCGATTGTTCTATTGATCAATGTAGGATGATTAAAAATAAGTGTACGATCCTCTGGAGTTGTATCAACTAACCTGCTTGTAAGCATTTCTGTTGTACCTCCAATCTTGTACTCGCATTCATACATTTCGCCAATAGATAGCTTATATTTTTTGACCTCAAAGATAAATATCTCACGGCCTGAATCTGCTTTTAATACATCTGTAACGTTTCTCATAAGTTTAGTTGTTTTCTTTTATTACCTGCTGGTAAACATTGCCAACAAGCGTTTTAATATCTTGATTCTTTACTTTGCCATAAACAACGGATTGCACCATTGCTTGTGACCATTGCCGAGCCGAGTAGGGTTCAATGCCCATCTCGTTCAGCTTATCTGCGACAATCCTGTATGCCACTAATTTCTGCATCCTTGCCATTACTTTATTACTTTTTTAATTGTTGTTGTTGAAGATTTAGATGGAGGGTAAAAATCCATCAGCTCGCCAGTTTCTTCATCTAGCATTTTAACTGGAGCTTTAAGAGCCTTGCAGAATGTCTCCACTTCCTTCTGCTTTTCTTTTAGGCGGTCAATCTCGAATTGAATTTTGCACCAAGATTCTGTTTCAGAATAATCGTATTTTACTCCGCCTTCCATCTCGCTAAAGTCAATACCGTATGCAGTTGTCTTTGATCCTTCAAACTTGCGTAAATCGCTAAACAAATGCTCTTTGATATTCTTATCTATTTCTGATGCTAAATGCTGGAACTTAGCAGACTGAGCTGCTAACTTAATTACGTTTATCGAATCTGCATTGGCCATCATTGCCTCCGCCATCTGAGTAATTTCTTTCTTGCTTAAATCTAGGATTTTGCCATCAACGGCTATTAAGTTAGTTTCCATATTAAAAAGGTAAATCGTTGTTCTTGCTTTCTGTTGTCCAAATTACTTTTGCATTACCTAAATAGTTTTTAGGTGTTTTTGCATCTCTTTCTTCTTTAGATTGAGATTGAAATATGCTTGCGTTGTTTCCAAACTTATCTACTTCATCATTTATGACAATAGTTAGGTTTAAGAACTGTCCAGTCTTTCCTTGAATTAATTTCTTAGAATCGATTTTTGCTACGTTTAGCGATGCACTTAGAATAGTTGCCATATTAATTTAGTTGAAGTTTACGAGTTGAAAATAATTTTATGATGTCTTGATTGCCAGCTATCTGAGTCTTTTTAGATTCAAATAACTCCTCAAGCTCTGGCAAAGTCTTTACTTGGTTTACTGCCGTGTACCAAGAGTTTAAATTTGCGGAGGCAGGTGCGCTTGCGCCTGCTGCATCTGTATCCTTATCAGTTACTAATCCAAGCATTGAGCTTAGTGCATATCTTCTGAAGTAGGTTACTCCAGATCCATAGCTTTGATACTCATTCATTGCCCCTAGTTTAACTAATGGAATCGTAGTGAATGATTCTATCTGCTCGCCTGATTCAACGTGAAACAGGATAGTTCTGATGCCATCATTTTCTAGTAGCTGAGTAAAGCAAAGTTTGTGCTTCTTTAGCAAAGGATTAATAACACTAAAAATTTGTGGAAGATCTGCATAAGTATAGTTATGGCCTTTCGTGTCTTTGTGTATGATTGGGCATTCATTCTGAAAATCGCTAAGAGCTTTGATTAAGTTTTTCATTAGAGATAATGTTTACAAGTTTAGATTTAGATTTTTTTTGTTCGTGAGCTAGTAAATCTTTTACTTCCCACAAGCTAGGATTATATGACCAAGTCATCGTATACAATCCAGCTTTATCTTGGAACTGAGCTTTTAAGACTAACATAATACAACTTGGAATTTAGTTTCGTATTGTTCAAAATAAAATTTAATAAAGCCAGTATCTTCTAGCTTACCTTCGCCTAAGCGAGCAAATGTTTTAGCCAAATCAGTATTATAATAGGCAAACATTACAATTAAATTTTGTGAAGAATTAACGTGAATGCTCCAAAACTTTTTGGATGAGACACCAGTATCTGATAATAGCATCTCTACTTTTTTGAATAAATCTTCCATCTTATAATCCTTGAACAATGTAAAGAACTTGGAATGCAATGGCGATTAATGTTGCCGAAACGACTAGATCAAGCAAGTCACGCTTGTCGAAATTTTTAATGTAATCTCTCATTTTTTTGTAGTTTAGAAATAGCTTCGTTGCTATCGTGATTCAAATATCTACCTTTTATTTGGAATAAAAAAATCTTTTTTAATTTTTTTTAATCTTTTTTTAGTGTGTAATAAAAAAGACTTGAAGCATTACCTCAAGTCTTTCTACTAACTATGTTCTAAACCTACTCTATGAAAAATGTCATTAACCTTGCAAATGTAGTTATAAATTTAATTTAGTACCTATCATCATAAGGTAATTTATTGGGATTTCTGGATTTGTATTGATTCCAGACTTGAGTGCAAAGTTTAATTTAAAGCGTTTTGTGAATGCAATATCAAATGAAGCTCCCACTAAAAAGCCTACATCATCGCTTGTAACAAATATCTTTTGTGCGGTTAGGTATCCAGTTGATGAGCCACTAATGTAGATGTCAGGCGAGATAGTGAGCCGTTTGTTTACAGGTATTGGTATTGTATAGAATAGCAGAATGTTATTAGCTATATTTAATCCGACATCTGCACCTGCAAATGATAACGTGTAGTTAGCACCTGAGACTCCATACTTGCCCATTGGATAGATATAAGCAGCCGTTCCAAAGCCTAACACCGATCCGCCTAAATAAACTCCTGTAAGTCCATAGTTACTAATGCTCTCTAGCTTGCCTTGATTAAAGTTCATCTTAGTATATCTACCACTCAAAGCAAATTGATCTAGTGTACTCCAAATCATTGTGCTAATTCCCCACGATGTGTTTCCCATAAGAGAAGACTGGCTAAGACCAGCGGAAGCAATGACCGATACAACATCAGTAGAAGGGGCAATCGTAAAATCACTTGAGTAAATAATCGGATTAGTTTTAGCCACACTCTTTGCCGATGATTTCTTTTCTGATTTGCTTTCACTCTTCGATTCGCTTTTTTCTTCACTCTTGCCTTCAGACTTAGTTTCAGATGATTCAGTTTTGCTTTCACTTTTACTTTCGGCTTGAGGAGTGGATGATTCTGATTTAGTTGATGGAGCAGGAGGCGGTGTTGATGTCGCAGGAGGAGGCGGTGCAACTGGAGGAGGGGCAGGCATTGATGCTGCAACTGCTGAACTTGCTGCTTGGCTTGTCGCTTGCGATGTAGCTGAAGCCGTAGCTTGTGCAACTGCTTGTTGAACTGCTCTAGTAACGGTTTGCGTAACTGCTATTTCTGCTTGTGGGCAAGGGAAGTTTACCGTTAGATTATTTATCCAAGCCTGAAGCTCTCCAGATGTGATGTCGTTTGCCGTTACGATTCGATACTTACCACGATAGACAATTGTTGTCTTGCCATTAGCAATGGGAACTGTGACAACTGTTACTTGCCCAGAACACGGATCAACAAACGTTTGAGTTAATACTTGAGCCGAAGCCGTAGCGGTTACAAATGTAAACAATACGACAAGCCATTTCATTTGAATAGCTTTTTCTTGATCATTCGAACTATAATCTTAGCAGATGCGTTCTCTAATGCTTTCTTTGTTGTACTTCCTATTGTAGATTGATTAAACTTAATCTCAGCAAAGTTGCCATCGTTCATTAATGTAGCCTCTCTAGTTGTCTTTGCTTCGCCTAATCCTGAGCCTGTAAAGTATTCCCCAGTTTCAGCGTTCACAAACTTAACCTGTAAGCCTAGTCTAGTAACTACGGTTTGCTTAACTCCATCCTTAAAGCTAATTGATTCATCTTCAGAAACACTAAAATCATATACTTCTATATAAACAAAGTATTGTGCGAGCTTTATCTTGCCTCTACCATCTAATTTATTCTCGCTAATCCCTGCTTGTGATGCTTGGAATTGCTTAACCATTCTATTCTTAATCTCAGCCTTATCTTCAGTAAACGTAAAGCGATTTGTTTCTTCTAAGAACTCAACAACGATATTAGTAACACCTAATCCAACACGCTTATCTTTAAGCTCTGGATATGAAGCATAAACCTCCTCGCTAATGCCAAGAGATAATAATTGAATAGGAATTTTAGCACCATCGTAATCCATCAAAGAATCAATGTTGATCTTTTTTTCAAACGATGCCGTGTAGCTTTCAGTTTTTGTCGAAGCTATCTGCCCAAAGCAGGACAACGATAAGAACAATAAGCAAATAGTCCATTTTACCATTTTGGTGCTTCTTCTAATTCTTCTTTAGCAGTCTTTGGTTTTGGCTTTTCTTTCGCAGGTTTTTCTACCACTCGCTCAATTACTTTTGTGCCTCCGCTTGATGCTTGCTTTTGTTGCTGAGTGTTGTTAGTCGTAATGTTAATTACTGGTGCAGGTGCTGAAGTAGCGGCAGGTTGTTCTGCCTCCTCTTCGCCTGTTAATTGCTTTGTAATAAATCCACCAACTGCAATCGTAACTGTACTAACTAATCCGATAAGGATGCTCTTTAATGAGCCTCCGCCTTCTTGTTCTTCTGCCATTTTATAAAATGTTTATGGGTAATTTGGAAACGTTTCCTTCTGTATCAATTAAAATTAAGTCGTAAATACCTGCTTTTGTATTATCAAAGTTCACTACTAGGTTTGATTCATCTGCTGAAGCAGTAAATCCTTGTGCTTTTATTGCCTCAGATTCGCCTAGCTTAGTTAATTGAAGCGAGTATTTAGCACCAAGAGTTGTCTTTGCTCGTATGTAAGCAGTTCTACCAACAATAGAATAACCTATTAAGGCATTATTCTTAGGCTTAGATCCTAAACTAATAGGATCATTAACGACAATCTCAGGCTCACTACAAGATGCAAACGCCAATAAGATTGCCAATGCTATTAAATATCTCATTTGAATAAATTTATTCCTGTTAGTTTAATGTTGTCCGTGTTTAGGTTTATCCCTAATTGGTAGCCTGTTTTGCTACTAGCATCCATAACTGGACTCACTTTAATAAACGTATTTAAGTCGCTTCCGTTATTAATCGCACTAAACTTTAATTTAAAAGGAACTAGACTGCCAACAACTGGCACTTTCATTTCTTTGTCAATTGAGCCGAATTTAATCTTGCCATCTTTATTATTTACAAACGTGTACCAAGTATTCGGCAAATCGTTTGTGATGCTCTCAAATTTAAGTTTTGAGCTATCATATATAAACTCAAATTGAAGCCCTGAGAGTGTCAAGGATTTAGTGTCAATAGCAACTGGAATCTCAATCGTATTGCTAGTAATCGTTTGACTCTTAATAGTTACATCAATAGCTTGCAAAGGTTGTGTTGTATTGATTAAGATATTAGATGTAGGGCTTCCAAAATTCTTCTTTAGCGATGGGATTGCATTGCTTACAATAGTAGTGCCATTCATTACTTGAGATGAGTGACTCCTATTTATATCGCCAATCAATCCATATTTAAGATTGAGCTTTAAATTCTTGCCAATCTCCTGAGTTTTAAAGTAAACGACATCACTATTAATATCCTTCCAATTAGTTGCAGTAATAGCATTGAATGTCGAATCTGTAAACGTAGGAACTCCGTAATAAGTGTCTGTTCCTGCAACGTAGTTAGGCTTCATTGCAACAATCGGATCAACTCCTACTGCTTGGCTAAATATCCTGACAACATCGCCACCATCAAACTTCTTGTTTCGATTAATATCCGCTGCTAGATAGCCTTGCCCAGTTATAATTGATTGCCCTTTAAATGTGCCATCCAAGTTCTGAGTATTAAATTCCGCTTGTGCAGTTGTAAAGTCGGAAACCGTTACCGCTGCTGAGTGTAATTCAAGATATGAATCTGCATTTACTGAGTTGTACACACGATAAACTGTGTTAGGTTGTAAAACCGTTTGATCAACAGGAATAGTGCCATCACTTAAAGCATCAAAACGATGGATTGTCTTTCTCAATGTGTCCTCAAATACGACACGATTAAGACTTAATTGGTCAATGTTTGCGTTAGTTTCGAGCTTTGCAGTTACATATTTAGATGCCGTAGGATCTAGCATAATAATGTTTGTCAATGGAATCTCCATTAATGTAGCACCTGCACTTCCATTTTGATTAAACGCAGCCGCAAAGTTCATTAAGATTGGATTCCAAGCAAAGCCTTGAGCCGTTGTCTTTAGCTTAAACTTTAGCACTAAGAGCCTATCTTTTCCTAAACCACCCGATTGTACTGCCCAGTTAAGATAATAGCGTAGAATCGTTTTATTGCCTCCTTGCGTGTAGTTGTATTGAGCAAAGTTGTAGTTAGTATTTCCGTTTGATGTATTATTCGATGCCGTTTTATAAAACGAATAACCGGGATATAAATAAAATGATGAAGAAATCTGTGAGCCATAAGGAATGATTCCGCCATTGCCACCTGTACCTGTGTGATTAATTGAGATAAACTCAAAAGCATCGTTTTGATATTCAAAGTCAAAGTATAAAGCACGAGCTGACAAGTTACTATTGCCATCGCCATAAACTATGACATCAAACGTATCTCCTTTATTAATTACCTGCCCATCTACGTTTGTATTGGTAGTGTCGTTTGCAAAGTAAAGTTTGATTGTTTGAGAGTTAGCCGAAAGACTAATTAGCAACAAGACAAAGGCGAGAAGATTTTTCAAAGCAATTTATTGATTAAAGAGTTGCACGATTTTTTTAAAGCACTTGAAAGATTCTGTTGATTAAATTTACCACCTTCATCCACTAGCAAAGTGGACATCGAAACCTCCTCAGCCTGCTCTTCAACTATTGCCTTGCTTACAACCTTGCCTTTTTCATATAACGTGCCTCTTAATCGTATTACAACTGCATCAGTAGCTCCGTGAAAGATAGAAAGGTTTGCTTCTCTTTTAAACACATCTAAGTAAAGTATCTCTACTTTTAACACCTTATCAGAACCATCTGCTAAATCGTATTCTTTTACGATAAGATATTCTTCTAGTATGTTTTTAACACCAAAGGCAATGTTTCTATTACCAGCTAAAGCACCGATTTGAACTTTGTTCTCTACTGGTGCAACCGTGATAGGCTCACTAGGCACAAAGTGCTTATAAATAAAATAACTTTGTACCGTAAAACTCATGCCAATGATAAGAGAAACAATCTTGGCGGTAATTGCAAATGCGTTGTTCATCGACCTTGACCTTTATATTTTTTGGGTTTTTGTTCGTACTTTGAATAAGATCTCTTTGCTTTGCCTTTCTTCTTAGATCCGAATGAGATTTTTGAGTTGCCATTAGTTGCTTTTGCCATTATGCTAGTAAATTATAGTATTCTTTAAAATGCTTTTGTCTATCTGCTAATCCGATTGTTCCACCATTTACTCTTTTAGTTACTGCCGTTACAACTTCAGGAGTTGCACCACGATCGCAAATTGCCCAAAGGTTATTGCGTTTAAAGAAGAATGCAGCAGATGCCAAAGGATATTTTGTTGCAACTAAATCAGGTTGAGCTAAAATAGATTCTGGAACGGTTGCATCAAATAACGTGTAATTGTCTTTACCTGTCAATTGAATGTAACCTCTACCTCTGAACTTATAGCCATCTCCAGATGCTTCATTTCCATTACCCATTCTTGAAGCATAAACACGATTGGCAATCTTTTCAGGCTTGCGTTCGTATTGCATAGCCAAGTTTACATTTGTGAAATACTTTCTAAATATACCTAGCAATCCTTTTGCTGAATAATTAAGGTTTTCGCTAACTGCTCTAAAGCCTCCTGATTCGTGTCCGCATTGAGCCAAGAAATGTGCAAGTCTTAAATTATTAGTGATTCCAAACTTTGATGCCGTGTCAGGAATTTGGTCTATAACTCCTTGAGGAATGTGACCTTTTAATCTGTCAAGTTTAAATGTGCTTGTGGCTTCGATAGTTGCCACAGGAGCAACGATTGGTTGCGGTGCAGGTGTTTCTGCTACTGGAGCAAATAACTTTGCCCACGTTGCATCTCCTACAATTCCATCAGGTGCTAATCCGTGAGCTGATTGCCAGCCTTTAACCGCCGCCTCAGTTTTCGGCCCGAATTTACCAATCGGATCTACTCCTAATTTGATTTGGAGCTTAACTACATCTTCGCCTTGTGAACCTAGTCTTAAAAGCATCTATTTAATTTTAGTGTAATAGCCAAAGCCATACATTGGTTTACCATCTAAATCAACTTGAGCCTTGATATTAAAAATTGATTCCTTTTTAGTCTTGTAAAGTATGCCAGCTTCAATACCTCTGATTCCTATTGAGTTGCTTGTATTAATTCCACCACCCACAAACAAAGATCGTGATGGCGGTAAATAGCGTGTGATAGTCTTCGTTTCTTTAATCTCAGGAATGTTATAGTTCTCCTTAATCTTACGGCTCGCAAGTTTGTTTTCTTTTACTGTGTCTAAAACTGAAATGTATCCATAACTTCCAACTCTTATCGTGTCGGAATAAACTACTTTATTCAAATACAACTGAAGCAAAGCCATATATTGCCTCTTTAAAGTTGCATAGTTTGTGTCTGGTAGCATCTCAGGTTTAGATGCCACCTCGACAACAATCTCTTTTAATACAGGCACTTTTTTGACAATTAATGAATCGTATCTTTTCCAAGTAGTATCGTGAACTACTAGCGTGTCGTTTGGCTTTGCCTCTCCTGCTTGAACGTGTTTAGTGTAAGCGTAGAAGATTGCAATAATACAACACACGAAAAGAGCGATATTAACCTTCATCTTCAGGAAGTGGATTTAAGTCTCCTTGTAAGTTTTTCTCACGTTCTGCATCTGTTTTACGATTTGCAACTTTTTCGTAAGAAGCGATTCCAAAGCAACCAAATGTTAAGCCTGCAAATACCTCTAAGATAATCGGCTCAATTACAAAAGTTTGACCTTCTAAACCAGTTACAACATCTGCAATGCCGTAGATAGTTAAAACCCCAAACGATGCAAATCCTAAGATTGCTTTCTCGTTGATTTCATTGTCATCCTTGAAGATGTCTAAAAATGCCATAGTATTATTCTTTTTTGAGTTTATGTAATATCTGAGCCTTAGCAATGATTGCAAAGTTCTCGTTGTCTTTAATAAAGTTCTTAAATGTTTCTTGATCGCTAGAATCTAAGTCTAAAGTTTCGCCTTTGTTCAAAGCAACTGCCCAATCCCAAAATTTAAGTGCATCGCCTTTAGATTGTTGAACTAATGAATTAGCCACTAATTTCCCAGCGTTTGCGTTTTCGATAGCCTTGCCATCAAGATCAATTAAGTTAAAGTTTAAATCAATTTTCATTTTGTTTTTTTGTTTTGTTTTTTGTGTTGTAAATGTACTAAATTTTATGATTGCCACGGCAATGGATAAGCCACAATAGGAGGATTTAAAAAGTTCTCTATTTGTGCATCTAAATTCGCTTCGATTGCCTCGCTATCTAAACCAGCCGAAAGCCATCCTTCAACCATTTTCTTTGTTACCTCATCGTAAGGAGTGAAGCTCGCTTCGTGTGGTGCATCTACGCTTAAAGCTCCGTAAGTGTCAGCCGTAAAGTGTACAACATCCTCTTCGTATTTCTTTTGCGCTCTCCAATGAATTACAGAAATTACTTTATCCATTCCATCAAGAGATGGGATAGAGTCTAATTGAGATATTATCCAAGTGAATGCCATATTATTTATTTTTTAATGTATCTAATTCTGCTTTTAATTCTTGAACTGCTTTTACTAACATAGGAACTAAAACAGAAGTCTTAATTGATTTGTAAGTTTCGCCATCTGTTCCTTTCTCTGTTGAAACATCTACCATATTAGGAAAAACTTCTTCAAATTCTTGAGCAATAAAACCGATTTGCTTTGTAGATTCTCCTTTAAGATTAAAGTTTCTTACTTTAAGTTTTGCAATATCTCCTAATTTAGGTGTTGCATCTACGATATTTTCTTTAAATTTAACGTCTGAAATAGTACCATATGAACCAGTTCTATTAACTACTGAACCATTAGACCATACAATGAATTTGCTATTAGTAGAATCAATACAATAAATAAATTCAAAGTTTGTAGAGTTTGGAGAATATCCTGAATAATTAAGGTACATTCCATACGCATTAGTTGCAGAATTATACATAGTTAATGTATAGTCTGAATCATTAGCTCTCATTATTGTTTTCCCTGAACTAGCAATTCGCATACGTTCAGTATCGTTAGTACCTAGTATTAAATTACTATTGCCTACATTCCATAAAAATGCATTGTTTTGCAAAGAACCATTTGCTACACCGCTACCACCTACTCCTATATGAAAGTTAGCCGTACTATTATCATTATTAACTCTTAAAATAGTATAAACTCCAGCACCATTTTCATATAAATGAAGCCTTCCTTGTGGCGAAGTCGTTCCGATGCCTACGTGGCCAGCGGCAGTAATTATCATTTTTGTACTTCCATTACCTTGAAATTGTATATCATTTCCAGTAAGAGAGTTTAAATATAATGTAGAATTTGATGCTTGTATATATCCTCTATCTACTCCACTTGTTTGTAGAACTAATTGATTAGTTCCATTTGAGACGCTAGAATAAAATTGACCCGCCGTAACACTACTCGAAAACGTGGCTGCTCCTGTCACTTGTAATTTACTTACTCCGTCACTAGTAGATTGACCAATTAAAACTGGAGAGGTTGTTGTTCCATTTAAGTTTAATATAATTGGTCTCCAAGAAATTCCGCTTTCTGCTCCTTGTAAATAACCAGCATTAATAGTAGGGTCATATCCAACTGAAAGAAATTTAGTTGAAGATGCACTTGCTCTTATTTGTGAATTTCCTGGATTGTTACTAGCTGCAGCAGAAGTATTTAATACTTCAAATGATACCGCACCAGTTGAAGTACCTATTCCAACTGTACTACCAAATGAACTCGCTCCGGTAAAATTAGAAGTACCATTTACTTTTAATTTATAAGAAGTAGATGCAAAATCGCCTACGTTTAAATTACCATTTAAGAAAGCATCACCTCCGTTATTGATAATAAAATAACTACCTCCGCTAGTTTGACCTCTAAAGATTTCGCCAGTTCCCGAAAGTGTAGCCCAAAAACCATTTGCTGCACCCGATGCTTGAGCTACTACCGCATAAGAGCTAGTAGTCGAAGCAACCGCAACAAACTTATTAATAGTCGTTACATCTGCACCGATTGAAACTCTAGTTCCGTTATCGTAAATAATAGAATCTGTAATAGTAGAAGTGCCATTAAATTTAGCAACTATACCGCTAGTACCCGTGCCTGTAACTGGATTCGTTAATAAAGGTTGATAAGAACTTAAATCAGAAGTTAAGGCAATAGTACCTGTGGCATTAGGAAAAGTGTAAGTTTTAGAAGCACTTGGAAAAACTAAATTCATATCGAATGTAGTTGATGTAGGTGTTACTCTAATTCTTAACTCATTTGTATTATATGTTTCTAATAAGATTCCATTTGCAGTACCTGATTTAATTCTTAATGCTGAATCAACTCTTAGTATTCCGCTTAAAGTTCCACCTGTCAAAGGCAAATAATTAGCTCCATCAGCAGGTGTATAACCTAAAACAGTTGCAATGCTTTTATTCTTCCAAAGGCTAGTTGATGATTCGTAAAATAAGCCATCATTATTAGCAACCGAAGAAATTGCTACATCGTGAATCTCATCTAATTCATATCCATTTTGAATCTTAACTTCAATTTGTCCTAAAGTCGGATGTGAACGAGTTACAACACCAATATAAACTAAGTGAGCAGGAGCTAATTGCTTTGTCGTTGTATAAGTTCCAGCAGTTGTTGATGAAAGATATAATTGTTGCCCTTCAGTTAGTGCTGATGTATCTATACCAGTTAAATCTCCAACACAAACAACATACCCATTTGAGTTATTAGAAATATCAGCTTGTGCTAAACCAAAAGTTTGTGCCGAAGTAGAATCGCTAGTTGCTAATGCTTTTGAGATTGTAGGCTTGTTTCCTGTTGCTCCTGAGATATAAACTACTGTGCCTTTAGTAATTGTAGATCCTGTCGTATTTCTAACCTCACGAACTAAAGTGCCTGCTTGACCTGCAACTGGGAATGTGATTAATGAGCCATCTCCTGCAATGTATTGAGTTGTATCTCCTGTCGGATCATCAAACTTTGCATTTAAAGCATTTTGTAAATCCGTTTGATTTGATAAAGTTCCTGTAATTGCTCCCCAAACTGCCGTAGAATCAGCAATCTCAATGTAAGCTGAGCCAGACCATCTATAAATTTTATTCGTGTCTAAAACAACATAAATTTTACCTGTTTCTCCTGTTGCAGGAAGTGCTGCATAATTGGCAACTTCTACAATGTCATCAACGTAAGAAGGCAGTTGAGAAGATGGAACTTTGCCACCTACTAAATCAGCTTTTAATCCAAGAGCTGTATTAAGGTCAGTTTGATCGGCTAATGTGCCTGTAATATCTCCCCATTCCACACCAAAGTTACCTGTCAATGAATTGATATTAATTTCAACAAGTGTAGGTGTCACATTAAGCGTGATATCCTCTCTGTTGTCAATTATATTAACATCAATCAATTCATCACTTGCTTGAGAAGTGATTTCAATCAAATTCGTTGTTTCGGTAACTATAATGTCTATAATATCCTCCATTTCTTAGCGTGTTACTTCTGGTGTTACATTAAATCCTCCCTTTACGTATGTCTTTACTTTGCCACTAGACAAAGTAAATTGAATGTCGTAAACGTAATTAAACACTTCGATGTCAATAATTTGCTCATTGATTTTAAATTGACCTGCTGAAGCATTGGTAATTGTTATGCCTGCTGAAGATGCAGAAGTCAATGAAAGAGCAGCCGAAACATCTGTGTATAATTTACGCAACTGCATTTTGATTGTCGCACCAGTTAAATTAATAGCCGTGCCATTCTTTTTAACTTCAAAAGCTACTTCGTTAAATGTATCGCCTTTTGTATGCGTGAAATTAAGAGCCATTTTCTATTTTATTAAGGTAAACCTTTAGTTTTTTAACGTTC